TAAAATACTAGACCTGAAGGTAGGTTCATTGGCTGAACAGAAACGAATTCCTTAGCAGCTATTTGACCGAATACCTTACGTACCAATGGAAGAGCTACACCAGCCCACTGCTCACCAGTACCTACTGAAAAGTTAGCTGTACCACCTGTTTGTGATTGCTCAGTTACTAATTGTTTAGCTTGGTTTTCGAGGATCAAACTCATGTTGTTTTTATCAACTTCTTTATTGAAGCCTTCTAACAAACCTGTTTTTTCCCACTTATTAGCCAATCTAGCAGCGTCTGATTGCATGTTTTTCCAACCTGAACCTGCAGACTCTAAAAGAGAATTTAATTGTGACATTTGTTTAAAATTTAATTGTTATTTAATACCTGCTAATTTTTGCCATCTAGCAACCTGAGAGTTGATTTCAACTATAGGTTGTTTTGTTGGCGCAATACCAGCAGCAGAAGAAGCGCGACCTAAATTTTCTCTAATTGGAGTAACGGTTTTATTAACCATACCTTCGTTTAAAGTTTCAAAAATAAGTTTTACTTCTTTAACATTCGACGCCTTGTCAAACGCTTCTAGAACTTTTACCTTCTGAGCTTCTTTTAAGTTTTTAGCTCTGAAGATTTTATTTGTGTAGAGAAGTTTAGCGTTCAAAAGATTAGTTTCGTGAAGGTCAGATCTCAATTCCTCGAGTTCTTCTTTCATTTTCTTCATATCTTCTTTTTCGTCCTTCATACCGTCTTTATAGCCTTCTTCCTCAGCATCAGTACGTTTGTCCTCTGTAACTTCTACGTCTACCTCTGTGTCATCTTCTACATCGATATCCTCATCATCTTCAACGTCGATTTCATCTTCGTCTTCTGTTTCAAATTCTTCGCCTGCTTCTAATTCACCAGCGGTAACCATATCAGCGATTACATCCTCGATAAATGATTTAAGATCATCTTCTGATAAGTCGTCAAGATCAATTTCTTCATCTTCGTCATCACCTTCCATGTCTTCTTTTTCATCTTCCATACCGTCTTCGTAGCCTTCTTCCTCAGCATCCGTTTTTGCATCTTCCGATAAATCACCTTCAAGTTCAGCTAAAATTTCGTCTAAGTCCATTTCCTCGTCTACTTCAGATTCAGCTAAGTCTTTTCCGTACTTCATTTTTTCTGTACGTTTAGTTTCTTTGCTTTCACCGCCGTCTTTACGATCGTCGTCCTTGTACTCTTTTTTAGCTTCAGTCGTTGTAGCTTCTTCTAGTTCGTCTTCTTTTTCCATTTCCTCAAGTTTAGCTGAAAGCATTGACTTAAGTCTTGGTTCGAAAGCTTCTTCTAGAACTAGCTTTGCGTTAGCAATAGCAGTTTCTTTAACAGCTTTTGCGTCAGCGATTGCTTCTTTAAACAGATCCCTGTTTGCCATAATTACCTCAAAATTTTGTTTGTGGAGTACGCCTATTAGAAGACGTAATAAGAATTATTTAATTAGTGAATACTATATAGATAATAGTATATTGCTCACATTACAGCGATACATATATAATAGGACATGAAAAACGCCCCCCTTTCGGAGAGCGTTTTTCGGTAGCGCCTCAATACAGAGGTATTAGTCTAAATAACAAGTGCAAGTGTTAGCGCATAAAAGTTCATTTACGATACTATTAACACCTTGATATTTATTTATTTGAGCTTTTTTACCTTCAGTAACAATTTCCATATATGAACCTGGATTAGATGGGGTTGAAACAAAATCCCAACATAGTAATTCGAAGTCGTCTTGTACTTCTAATACACCACCTCTATCCTCAAGTGAACCCATCCCACGGGATGAAACACCTACAGTAATATTATTTTCAATTAATGCTTTAAGAATGTTTCCTGATGGTGTAGGTAGTATTTCGATTTTACCATACACTTCATCTCCGTCCCACCACATTTCAGTAATATTATGGGATACATTTTTCAAGTTAATAACAGAGGATTCAGGGTGATCTAATTCACCTAATGCTCTGTTTTGTTTAACTGATTCCATGTATTTATCGATCTCACGTTCCCATAATTCTCTTGGGTAGTAACGACCATTACCATTTTTTACTTCAGCAGTAGCTAGGATACCCTCAACCATAGGATTCCCTCTATTAGAGAGCTTCCCTTCGGTAAGCATTAAACCCTTAGGTTTAAAAATTTGAGTTTCTACTAGTACTTTTTTCATCCTAGTATTCCATTTCGTCTACTTCGTCTACCATTTCTGGTTTAGAATAAGCTTGACCACACATTTTTTCATACAACTTTTCCATTTTAGCTCTTCTTCTTTCAAGATCCTTAACTTCGCGTTGCATATCTTTCAGTTTCTTTGCATCTACTAATTCAGATAGATTATCATCTTCTGTAACCATCGAAATTCTTTCGTTTTTAGTAGTAATGGCTTCGTCAACTGATTCGATTTGAGCTTCTAAAGTAGTAATTCTACCTGCTTTTTCAATTTCAGCTAATTTAGTATCTATTGTTTCTTTTTTGATTTTTTTCTTTTTAGGCTTATCCATAACTCCTTCGTCCATGTCCATTTCGTACTCATCCTTCTTTTCCTCTCTATCGGTTTTATATTCTTCCTGAACATTTGTCATCCCTATAGGGCGTAAATCAACGTAACCGGCAACCGCTTCGTTAATTAAATCTGTTAATTTAATCATATTTTCTTTTACTGGGACCATTTGGTCTGATTTTGAAGCTTTTAAACCGGGTGCTTCGTCAGTATACCCTATACCTTTAATACCAAACTGAGCTTCAGTAGTATAATATGTTTTATCTTTAGTTAAATTCTTAGCTACAATTTCTTTTAATTCAGCTACATCCTTACCTTCGTTTTTAGGATCTTCCATTTCAGTATAAAATCCTTGTAAAAACGCTTCACCATATAGGTTATCGATGTTTTTTTCATCTCTATAATCAAAGGCATGATCCTGTATATCTTCTACCTCTTTTGTAGTCTTTTTTTCTTCTGCTTTTACTTCTTCAGATAAAAATTCATTCCAATTAATAAATGGGTTAACAGCAGTCGTTACAACACCACCAATACCACCTTCTGAGATGATTTGTTTTTGTTTCATGACTTTAGTAGCAGTATCAAAATTTGATAAATTATTAAAGATATTAGGAAACTGGGTACGAGCCGACTTCATAAAAGTATCTTTACTAACTTTACCTTCTTTAATAAGATTGTATTGTTCTTGTAATGTTTTCATTATTGTTGTTTTAATAATTTGTCAATATCTTTTAAATAGTCTAAAATTAAATCAGTAGCATATACAACACTATATGATTCAGGTTTATCTTGATAGTAAGCTATAGTTTCATCTTTAGCTTTATCTATCAAGGGGTATAAACTATTTAATCGTTTTTCGATTTCTTGAAAAACAGCAATACGTTTTTCTTGAAATTGAGCTCGTTTTTCATCTCGCTCATTTAAATTTAGTTTATACTTATACATATTATTATTCTTTAACGAATGTATCGGGTGCCCATAAATATTTAGTATCTATAGCTTTAGATTGTTTTGCCAATTTTTTAGGATCAACTAATTTATATTTAAATCCTTTTACGTAATAATTGTCTTTAACACCATCTTCACTTGCTTTAGGTCCTGGACCTAAGGTAGAACCTGGGTTTGATTCGTTGATGTCTTTTTTCTTTTTAAATGCTTTTGGAGTAGCGTATTGTGCTCCAGTACCAACACTAAAAGAAGCACCACCGCCTCCGGTGCCACTCATTTCATCTAAACCTTTAATACGAGAGTATTCATTAGCTTTATTATTACGTAAATAAGTTCTTAATTCATTTCTACGTTTTTTGATATCTAAATAATGATCTCTAAAGAATTCCTCACCAGTCATATCAGCTACTTCTTTAGCTGTTTCCATTAGGTCAGTAATATCTTTAAATAGTTTTTGGTAGTCAGCTGTATAGTTAACATCCCAAGTGATTTGGCCTGTTACTGGATCTATGTTAGTTACTGTGGTTTCAATACCACCCTTTTCTTCAGTATCGCCTATTTTAGCCATGAGCATTTTTTAATTCTTCTACTAATTCTAAGTATTGAAGAATATTTACGATGTTATCTGATGTTACGTTAGTTTTTTTATCTAACTCCTCAATTAAAGTGCTTACTTCATTGATTTTGATTTGAACAGCCTTATCAGTAATTTGAGATGATAATTCGTTTAATTGTATTTGAATTTTACCTACTTCAGTATTATAAAATTCTCTTAATACGGGAGTTGAGTCAACTGAATTAACATATTGTCTAAGTACTTCTTTTTGGCTTGGATATAAACCATCATACTTACCATTGAACTTTTCCATTAAGATTCTATAAGTAAGTATACGAGTATCTTTATCGTATGCTTGAAATTCTTTTAACAAATCATCTTCTACTTTTTCTTCACTAATATCTGAATTAGAAAGGTGTTCTAGGAGAGTCATTTTATTATTAACAATAATATTGGTATCTACTAAAGCTTCAGTATTTTGTACTTCCGATAACATATAATAAGCAGCATGTACTTTATAATGTGGGAGTTTTGTTTTGAAGAATTCTTCTAAATTATAACTATCTTTAATCTCGTTAATTAAATTATATTTTTCTCTTTTAAGAGCTCTACGATTTAATTTTTTAGAAGATTCTAACAACGTTTGAACTAAAATATTAGCCTTACCTTCAGTGAGGGTGGTTGTTTTAGTTAACGCTTCGTATAGTTTATATTCCTTCCCCAATTCGGATTTGACGAAATATTTTTGAATCACTTTAATAGCGGCAGACTCTACACCATTCAAGGTGTCAGCTGTTACCTGGCGAACTAATAATTCAAAAAGAATACCAGTATTTTTATACTTCGAATGTTTAATGTTCATTCCTAATAGGATTTATTATAAATATATAAGGAGATATTACTCTTTAATGTTTGACTCATCTAATAGTGATTCCTTCTTTTTATCAGAAGTAAAGACTAACTCTTTTTGCATAGATTCTAACAAAGAACGATTTTTTAAGTATTGCTTATTAGCACCTTCGTTAAAACCGGGTTGATCGTCTACTTTCATTGCTTTTTTACCTAAACGATCTTTACCAAATACATTATCCTGAGTATTAATGTTAGATACTTTTTCTTCAGGACGACCTAGTGGTTTCTTTTCATTATACCCATCAGGTACATTAGCTGGGTCTGAATCCACTCTACCGGTTCCATATAATGAAGCTAAATCATGTGGGGTACCATATGAACGACCTGTTGTAACAGGATCATTTCCTTCAGTTTGGATTTGGTTGTTACGGAATTCACGTTTCTGATCTTGAGTAATTAAGTCTCTATATTCTTCGTATTCATCTTCACTAAAGTGGAAGATATGATCATAAATCCAATCCGTTGGGAGTAATTTATTCTCCATGATTTGACCAGCTAGATCTACTTTTTCTTTCATCAATGCAATCTTTTCTTGATCGTAAATGATAGAAGGTGTTGTTAAACCTAGTGTAAAATTTGTCATTTGTTCATCTCTATACCCTTGGGCATACAAATGGACTAATGCAATTTTATATAATTCTGATAGCAATATACGTTGTAATCTGTCAATTGTGCGACCAAAACGGATATCCTCAGCTGCTAATGTTGCTTTACCTGATAGATTCTCATCATATCCCATAAATGCTTTAGGTACTTTAAGAGCAGCAAATAGTTTTTCTCTTAAGTATTCTACATCCTCAATAGCAGCATAATCTAAACCTTTTGTAGTATCGATTTTAGTTGACTGATCATTTCCTCTAACAGGAATATAAAAGTCTTCCATGATGTTTTGTTGGTTGTACTTTAAGTTATATTCACCTGTTTTTTGATCTATTAGCGGAGTACGTTTCATTGTTGAAATCGTTTTCTGCATGAAGTTTTCTACTTCGTTTGGAGGTATAGACCCTACATTTACATAAAATATTCTTTTCTCAGGAGCACGTACAATCCTATGAATCAACATAGCATCCTCCATTAACGAATATTGTTTAAATAATTTACGACCAGGCTCAATATATGAGCGACCATAAGGAAGGTAATTTACGTCTGAAATCAATCTAAAGTGAGCAATTTCGTAATTATCAAATTCAATAGTATTTGATGCAGCATTTTGATTTGGTGACGTATAGTAACCTGATGATGAACCTCCCATAACTCCTTCAGGGTTATAAGTAAATACTACTCTTGAAGGTGCTTCTGGATCGAAGTTTTCTTTACGTTCAATGTGGTATGCTGAATAAGGGATTACATTATAAACACCGAATGTTTCTGATATTTCTAGTTTAAGGAAAAAATCACCATACTTACACATTTGGCGTGTCCAAGCCCAAAGGTTAAATTCTACGTTTAAAACATCGTAAAATAAATTGTATAGGATCTTTTGAATGTCTTCATCTGATGATTTGATTTGAAGTACTTCACCCATATCATTTTTCAAAGTACACTCATCAGCAATGATATCAAGAGCAGAGGCAACAATAGCATCCGTATCCATTAAATCATAATCTGAGTATAGATATGTTCTTAAATACTGGTAGTTCATGTTGAACTGTTGTCCGTATAAAGATGTTGATGCTGGGTTTTGGTAGATGCCTGTAAAGCGATCCATTAAGGAATTTGTAGCAAATTCGCCAGAGGTTTGGATGTGATCAGTATCAATCACTTTGAGTTGATTACCTCCTACATTCCGGATTACTACATCGGATGCAAATAATCTCTCTAGTCTTTTAAATAAGCCTTTATCAGCCATAATGTTTGTTATTGTTATAAATATTATTTAGAGAATCCAACTTATGTCTTCTTTCCCACCATATGGATTTTCTATTTCATATGGATTTTGGGTAGCACTGTTATTACTATACCCCCCTACAAATGCTGTTTTATTGGTTGACATACCATTTAATGTAGCTTTACTCATATCCAAATGTTGTTGGTTAAACTTAAACGACGTATCACGCATAAACATACCAATTCCAAATGCCATAACCAAATCATCATTGTACCCTTGTTGAGCTTCAGCACGTCCATTTTTCCACATAAATACTTTCATTTCCTCAAGTAAACGTTTTGATTGAATTGTAACTGATTTATCATTAACATATTCTTGAACTTTACCTATTATTAAAGGTCTAACTCTAGATGTCATACTAAATCCAGGAACCATTTTACTTGTATCCATATATTTATCAAAATACGAATCTGCTCTGCTGGAATCACTTTTAGATGAGTAATAAAGGTTAGTATATCCTCTATCTATAATGGTTTGAATCGTGGACCAACCAATTGAGGCATTCTCTACTACAAGTAAAGCCTCGTTATATTCGGTAGCAATACCAACTAATAAATGTCCATATTCTTTAGTGCCTAATTGTCCCCTATATTCAGCGACTTGAGTATTAGTTTCAATATCAAGGATGTGGAACGCAGAGTAATCTTTCCCATCTCCACGAGCAACATCGGCAACAACAAGATAGGTTCTTGAATAATCAGCGGGTTCCCAAATCCATAGATTTTGGTCAGCACCACGCTTTTCAAGCGGGTCTTTAATATATGTTTGTTCATAAAATTCTAAATATTCAGCATAGAATACAGTATCACCTGAGGTTGAGAAATCACAATCACACTCTTGTGCTGCCATTCTAGGATCACCTAGTAGTTCATCTTGCCTGTCTCTCCATTTTTGGTCTCTTTCAGGATGGACTTGCCATGGTAATCTAATGGGTAAAAAATCGTTTTCAGCATTTTCTGCTCTAACCCATGTTTGATGGAACCAGTTACCTGTACCATAAGGGGTAGATAATGCTATACACCCACCACCAGTTGCTAGTGTTTGTTGAGCTGAAGCCCAAATTTCACCAATATTATCAATAAAAGCTGCTTCATCAATTAGTAGCAAAGAAACGGCTTCCGATCTACCCGCATCACTTGATGCTGATGTAGCTTTGATTTGCGATCCATTATTTAATCGTAATGTTAATTTATTATTTTCAGGTGCATCTATCTTAAGCCATGAAGGTAAATTTTCATACATGAATTTAACCTTCGTAACCATATTTTTTGCTGTATCCTGCTTTGTCGCAATACAAAGTACGTTTTTATCCTTATGGAACAACATTAACCATAAAGAATACCCAGCACCTAAAGTAGAAATACCTAACTGTCTTGATTTAAGTATTATCGAATAGGGGTTATCTTGAAATAAAGTTAAAACTTTTTCTTGAAAAGGGTACAGTTGGAATGGAATACGCCCACGTTGTGGGTGTTGAATCATACAGTACTTTTTCATAAAATGTACTGGATCAGCAGCACATTTAATGTATTCAGATTGTATTATTTGCCTTAAATTAGGTTCTGCCATTATTTACCTATTTTCCAATATAGGCGGCCTGATACTATAGGAAGAAAATCTTTATCTACTCCTAAACCAAAACCGTATACATTTCTTTTTTTATTAACGTACATTAACTCCCCACTAATATAATTTATTGGTGATTCATTTTGTACCTGATTTTTCATTCCACCTACCGAAATACCCCCAAAGAACTCACGTTTGTAGAGGTAAATAGTATTATTAATTGTAGTTGTTGGGATGAATATGTTGGATTGAACATCTCGTTTTGATATTAAGTTACGAGTAACCGTATCATTTATCACTATAAAACCAAGGCTATCAACCTTAATAGTATCAGTGTAAAAATATTTTGCGTAGTAATCTTTTAGAATAGAAATAGTATGAATAGGTACCTGGAAGGTGTCGATTTCTACTACTGTTTTCCTAATATATTTGGGCACATACTCTTTAGTGGCAACCTTTAACGTATCCCATCTAGTTACTACCTCAGTAATAACTTCAGGTTCTACCGGAGGGGTAGAAGAGCAGCCTTTTTGATATAACAAAAGTGCTGCTAATACTACAACTAGTAAAGTTTGAATATTTTTAAATAAGTCCTTCAAGCTCTTTTTTGATTTTAGTTAAATCTTTCAAACGAGCTAATAGTCTTTCTTTATCTTCACCTTCAGCTTGTTTCCACTTGTTAACTACAGATTTCATTTCTTTATTAGTATCTTGTAGTTTACGAGAAATAGTAGAAATTGAATCGTCTTTTTTAATATCTTTAGATGTTGGTTCTACATCATCATCTTCAGTTAAATCAGCTGTTAATTCTTTAGTCTTAACTAATTCGTCATTATATGCTTTAGCTGTATCAACATCTTCTTGAGATACCTCTGTAAGTACATCTACAATAGTTTCCTTAATATATTCTGCTAATTCTCTACGTTTCATGATAATATTATTTTATTATAAATATTACGAAGAAAGCGCCTCTAACATTTGTTCGATGCGTTTTTCGGTGCTACCTGATATTGTATTAAGATTTTTAATACGATGTTTATTTGAATCCAGAATTCGCCCAATAGTATAATCAATTAAATCTCTATAATCAATGTTGGTTTCTCTAATACCATTATCTTCCATTTCTACTCCAACGGGTGAAACATAAAATATATAATCGTATTCTTTTAGAAAACGTTTAGCATATTCCTCAAATGCTTCTTTATCATTCCAATCCATAGATTTAGAAGCACGAGCAAAAGCCATAACATCAATTATAGTTCTGTCAGTAATAATGTTTTCCACCATTAACTCACTGGTACGTTCAGATAAAAATACTGTTTGTCCTTTGAGTGTTGAATCAGTATTCAATGGAATACCTTGAGCCATCAATTCTTTAGAACGTTCTGTTCTAAACATATAATCCTTAAATTCAGGACGCTCTTTAAGAGCATTAACAAGTGTGGTTTTACCCACACTCATTGTTCCACATAATCCTATTTTCATACGTCTTTATTATCTAACCATTTTCTGTATACTCTGTAACTATCGCTGTCAAAGTGTTCTGTACTGACTTCAAATAATGTACCATCAGTTAATGCTTTAACTTGATGGGGTTGTCCAGGGTATTGTCTTACACTATCACCTTCACGTAATTTTTGCTCGTGAACCTCACCTGTTTCAGTATCAACCCAGCGATATAAAAACTCACCTTCTTGTACATACCAAGTTTCATCTTTAATAAGATGGTAGTGCATACTAAAATTACAACCCTTTTTAAATACTAGCAACTTACCACAATAAAGTTCGTTGTTTTCGAATATAATTTCATGCCCCCATCCTTTAGGAACGTTACATTCTTTACACTCTTTAGCATTAATTACAATTGGTTTTTCCATATTAATGTCTGTAATCTTGAAGTGAATTTTTCATTGATTGGTTTTTATACCAAGGTAAACCTTCACGCTCTTGCATAATTTCACTATACGCTTCCTCCTCATATTGGATACCATTTAGATAAAATGATTTTTCCATTTCACTATCTTTATCATGGGGTTCAATTGCTGGCCCATCCCATCTATGGAACTTCCAGTTTTCTTCGCCTGTATACCTTGCTAGGTGGATACTTGCTCCTCGTGAATTGATTTCCTTGTACTCATACAA